CCCAAGGTTCTCCATTGCATTGCGGGTGACGATTCGTTTTTTCTTCCCACGGCCCCGGCGTTGCCACCTGCTCCCGTGCCTTGATCTCTGCGAGATATTTAGTGTCCATCAAATTTTCAAACTCCTTTCACAAGCAGTGAGCATCATTTTTCTTCCAAGGGGTATTTCCAAATTTGCGACGTGCTCCGTGAGCGATGCCGCCAAATTTTCGACCATATCACGACCCGCGACGTCATTTGTAATATATACTGTTTTGCTCCATACTGGAGGCTGAGAGAGAGATTGACCGGGCCGGTAGTATTGCACATTGAAATAGATGGTCTTTCCGTCTATCCACGGGGACGAACGGACTTTATAGCCGCTTATCCATGCGTCAATCTCCATCACTTTTCCTCCTGTTCCGGTTTGCGGGCGTAGGGCTTGAATCCCCACTTTACCCATCTCTCATATTTGACTATGCCCGTCGAATCATCGTGCGAATAATCAAAGTCCACGAATGAAACTTCATTGAACCTGGCAATGCAAATTGTGCAAACGGGAGCATGGCTTTTATTCCACCACCACACCGGCTCCCCGTCCATCTGCCGGAGCTGTTCAAGTGTCAGCTGCCTGTTTTTCGGGGCGGGGCGGCGGTTTTGTCCTGCTTTCTCACTGATTGCAGCTATCGCAATCGCAAGCGTCTCAGCGGACAATCGCTTTTTTATGCTCGGATGAAGTGCCATATCTTCGAGCTCTGTCACCGCATTCCACATATCACGAGCATCGCACGGTTTTAATTCATTCATTGTTTTCACTCCAATCTAATTTTTGGCTCTTGCTTTACGGCAAGAGCCGATTTTTATACTTTCCCGGCCCACTGTTCAGCCATAGCACGGGCAATGCCGGGAAAAGTTTTGCTTGCTACTCCCGCTTTTCTTGTGCATTTGTCATTTTTCCCGGTTCCAGCAAACCGTGACGTGGAACTTGGCATCCAAGTTCCGGTTTTTTCTACTATGTTTGTTGGAATCAATTCCGGTAATCCTTTTAACCATAGCCGCGTCCGTTTGCTATATGGGTGTCCAAACTGATAAGGTTCGATTTCCTGCGTAAATTTTGGAAGTTTAAATATTTTAAGGCTTACAGGATTTTCAATTGCTATTTTCTGACAATCAGCATTGTAAAATTCCATAAAAAACGCTTTGGCATTAACCCCTTTTTGATATCTTATAGGGTCAATCTCTCCTTTGCGCGGATACAACCTGCAGGCGCCCGCTTTTGTCAGATATGTGCAAGGGGGGAAAGCAATTATCATATCCCAGCGTTCCGAAAAGGCATGGTATTGTCCATCACAAGTTGTAAAGTTTATATAGCCTTTCAGTCCTAACCCGTTTCCATAATCATACGGGCTTATTATTTTTGTGGCGTCCTCTTGTATATGCCATTCCGGATGTCCTCCGCTGCACGGGATAATATCGCACGAATAGGCTTCATGGCCTAACTTCCTAAGCTCGATTGTTACCGCCTGTGATTCTTCGCAGGCTACTAAAATTTTCATCATAGTCCCTCCATCGTCATGGAGGCGGCGCGCCTTTAAAAGCTTACCTATGACTTATTTTTTTGGTTTTTTATCGATTGGTACAAACAGCTCGCACCCAACCCCAATACCCGGCTCCGTATGCTTTCCGCATTTAAGACAGCAGTACCGGCAGACAGGTTTCCCTTTGGCCGGGCATTGCCTGATCTCACAGGCTGCATACGATGTACCACAGTGGTAACAAGTGCCTGTACGCTCCATCACAGCGGGGTAACCTCTACCGTGATGCAATCGCCGTCATAAAACCTGTGATGCACCTCTTTGACAAAGCGCCGGTCGTCGTCGTGGATTAAATAACCTTTGAGACTATCCAAAATGTATTTGCCTATCAGAGCATGATTGTCTATGTCCAGTCGGTCGTTCCACAAAAATGATATTGATACAGGATTGTCATAAGCTTTATATGGTACGTTCTGACGCATTAACTCCGCTTTTACGGTAAGATGCCAATACTCCGCATCTTCGCGCCGCTTTGACCAGTGCTTGCCGCTGTAAATAGCGTTTAAACCAAATCTTTTGCAAAACGCGCTCATTCCGGCTTTTGTGCGGGGATATGGGATTGTAAAAGTCATGGTGTCACCTCATCATCCGGCAGATCGTGGAGCTTATCAAAAAGCGCATCCATATCAGTGCCGATCTCCTTTGTAACTGGCATGATCTTTTCAGCATCATATAAAAATCCACGAATTTTAACCGCTGTTTTTAAAGCCTCAAGTTTAGTCATATCGAGTTTCCACCTCCGTAAATGTGTGGTACTGCGGCTGCCAATGGAACTGAAACGTTCCGGGGCGGCCGTGCCTGTTTTTGAGCAGAAACAGCCGGGTATCTCCCCAGGCGTCGCCTTGTAAATTTCTATCCGACATTTCTTCCTCCGGCTGCAAAAACATGGCATAGTCCACATCTTGCTCAATGTCACCGGATTCTCGGATGTCCGAAAGGCTTGGTCTTTTATCCTTGCGCCCTTCGATTTGGCGGTTCATCTGGGCCAGCTCAATGACCGCGATATTCTTTTCCAGTGCCAGCTGTTTGACGCCATTGCTGATGAGGCCCAGTGCCCGGTAGGAGTCCTTCATATCCGGTCGTTTCATCAGGCCGATGTGGTCGATAAACACCGCGTCAGGCTTGAACAGATCAATGTTATGCCGCAGGCGCTGAAGAGAAATGTGCGGTTCCTCCACAAAGCGGAGGCGGCCGCCGTTTTCAAAAGTCTTCAGAAGACGCTCCATCTGCATCATCTCACCCTCGTTCAGGGCCCGGTCGCGGATCAGCGTACCGTCGATACGCATGATCTGCGAGGCTATACGCTGCATCAGCTGGAGCGTCGGCATCTCCATGGAGAAATACTGCACTTTGTAGCCTTTTCGTACCATTCGAATAGCAAGATTCAGAGCAAAGTCTGTTTTGCCGCCGCCGGAGCGTGCGCACAGCGCTGTGACCGACTGCCGGAGGAAACCGCCCATTGCAAAATCCAAGTTTCGGTACCCGCTTTTGACTGTAGCCATATCTTGCTTTGCTTTCGCCCAGGAGAGAAATTGTTCCACAGCCTCCGGAAAGGACTGCCCCGAATCTGTGTTTGCCCGAGTGATCAGATCCTGCTGCTTTACAAGTTCCCGCAGCAGCTCCACCGATTCCTCCGCAGTATGATTCTTTGCTTCCGCCATAATCTCGCCGGCAGCAATCTCGATGCTTTTCCGGCGCCAGTCATCCCATACGATGCGTATGTACTCGCCGATATGCCGTGTTGTTGGCACATACTGTGCGAGCTTCAGGAGAGTGTTTTTATCCGCCGGCAGTTCCTGAATCATGGTGACGCCGTCAAGTGGCTTTCCTGCCCAGTAGCGGTCGAGTGCCGCGGAGAATATTCGCTTGGTGGTTTCGTTCAGAAACATTTCCGGGGCGAGTTTGTCCGCGGCTTCCCGAGCGGCGCTCTCTTCGAGAAGCATGCAGCCCAATACCGACATTTCCGCCTGTACGCTCATTCGGGCACCAACTCTTCCCATCCGCATTCACCAGCCATAAAACGCTTCATAGCTTCTTCATGCTGCTGCTTGGCGCGGGCAATATCGGGTGGCAACTCCGGCGGGTCACCGGGCGGCGTTCCATCTTCTGTGGGAGAGCCATCGGAATCTGGGGCATCCATACCGGTGTCATCCTCCCACCGGCGCTGGTTAAGCCATGTTGCTGGATAAGGGATAAACTGCCCGCCATCCTTTACCCACTGCTCTGATCTCTTTTGGGCAGACAGCGCAGTCAGCATGGTAGCTAACAGGCCATCATCAGGCTTGTACTTTTTAAAAGCCTTTTCCGCAGCACCTTTCCCTACCTTTCGGGGGTAAGTGTTCCAAAATTTTTCAAAACGCTCACTTCCCCCTGTGGGGGATATAGGGGGTGTATTATTACTTGTATTATTAGATGTAATATTATGGGTGAAATTTTCTTCATCCCCCCCCTGAAAATTTTTGCATGGGGGGGTGAAATTTTCTTCATGGGGGGGTGAAATCTGTGAAAGCGAAATATACCGCTGACTACCCGTTTCAGTTTCTTTTAATCTGGTTTTTATGTACCCCAATTCTTCCAGTGCAGAAATCCACATCTGGACAGTTCTAATAGAGGCTCCATATAAATCAGCAAAATATTTGTTTGTTGCCCAGCAATAACCTTTCTCGTTGCACAGCGCAGTAATTTCCCCATACAGCAGTTTTGCGTTCGCTGTAATATTCTGATCGTACCGGATATTTGCAGGGATAATGGCGTAATATCCTCTTGTTTTATGTTCCATTTGTATCACGCTCCTTTGACTTTCCAAACTTGGCATAGAAAATCATCCAGTTTAATTCCAAATAGATGATATTTTTCAAAAAACGTGTTTTTCCCGATTGTGTGAAATTCGGTATGATGCTTTCGGCAAAGCGATAAAGTGTGCATACCTTTATGGATTATTTTCTTACGATCTCGGCCTGATCCTATCGCGTCAACATGGTGCAAATCTGCTTTTTTACCGCAAAGCACGCACTTTTTATTTGCCAAGCAGCAATACAAATACCGCGCTATGTCAGGCGATCGATCAAGCAAACTATCCAGCGTTGGAATATCCCACTCGACGCAAAACTCAATCAAAAAGCTCAAAAATTCGTTCGCCGTTGTCATATCGCAGTCTGACAGTGAGAAATATTCACACCCTGTTTTTGCTATGAAATCGTATTTCATCAGTGCTTTGATTTCGTCAGGCACATGGCCTGACCATATGGAAATATCTCTCATAGTGGCGTATATCTTTTTGCGCTGATCCACGCTGATTGTTCTGCCGTCAAGCAGCCGAATTTCACACTCCGAAACATGTTTCCTGACCAGAAAACTATCATCTTCAAACGGAGCAATGATTTTCAGGTTTTGCCCATCAAAACCGGTTAGCTGCCCTTGAATAATCATTGCTCCGACCTCCTGTTGCCTTTAGAATGGCAAGTCATCGTCTGTAAGCGGTGGTACGTCGTCATATCCCGCATTGCTGTTTTGCTGCCGAGCACCGCTCAAAAGCTTATCTTCCGGCACATCAACACCCTTTTTGATTTCCTCCACCGATCGGATAAACCGGCATTCGGTATAGAACCCGTGGCGGCCCTCAAAGTCGTATTCTTTACGGCCAAACACACCGCCAAACAGTTTGCCTTTTAGGCTGGATTCATCCCAATTCCAGGTATAACCGGGGTTAGATTCTTCGATGCAATTCATGGCCGTTTTAAAGATACTGACAGTCTTTGCTTCTTTTTCGTCAGCCGGGTTTTCGGCAGGAATTGTGATCCGGTAAGTGCCTTTCCACTTGCGATTTTCGGGCTGTTGTGCCGTGAAATTGCGCTGATAGAATCCGTCTGATGCGCTTCCCTCGGCAATATCAAAGGCCAGAATGAGAACACTACCCCAGTCGTAGGAATCAATTCGAGTTGTCTTGATTTTGCAAATATGTCCACCAAGTGGGAGCTTTTCAAAATCTCCGTATGTCTGGGCTTCGTCGTATCCTGCGGGTTTTTTAATCATCAATATTCCTCCAATGCTTTTAAAACTTCTGTTATATCGTTCGGGATTTCGTCCTGCTCAAAGGCTCCAAGCGGAGTTTTTGCCGTACTGTTTTTCGCGTGGGTCTCAAAAATGTACTTGCCGTCCACCGCTTTGGCCAAAAGAACGGTTGTAAATTTGCTTTCCAGCACGATCTTATCCAGCTTTTTTCCGCTGGTTCGGATACGGGTAAAAGCAAATCCGCTGTCGTCCCGCTCGGTCTGTGTATGTGCCGTGAAAATCACGGTCAAATCGTCTCGTAATGTACTTGCAAGGCTAACCAGATTCCAGACCGATGTGGCTAAATCCTGCCATTTGTCATATCCTTTTTCTTTGGCGCGGGAAAACTCGTCATCGATCATGATTCCGTTTATGGTGTCAATCACGATAACTTTGATATGAGGGCTTTTTTCACTGATTCCTACCAATGCGCCCTCAATAAATTTCACGTCGCTGGTGGCCTTATAGTTCTTGCTGGTGGAATTGTACTGAGTTTTCCAACCTTTCCAGGACAGCCCTTTTTTATCGCAATCAAAGTAAAATGTGCTTTTAGGGTCAAGATTGCGCATAGAGGTTGTTTTTCCGCTACCGGATTCACCGGCTATACAAATCGCTTTCGACATCGATTATCACCTCACTTAATCGCCAGTTTTTCGCCCTGCTCCAGCTTCGCGCCGGGAATTTCCGCACCGCTCTGCAAGGCAATTTTGATCTCTTTTTTGTTCGGGGTAGGCTCCTTAAAAGTCAGCAGGTCAGCATTGTTACCTTTAGCCCACATCACAAAAGATTCCTCGTTTTCGATCTGTACAGACGGAGGATTCTTGCGGATAGCCAGCACGTTGCGGGAAGTTTCCAGCTTGGTTTTGCCGGACAATTTAAACTGCTGGAAGAGGTAATCCGTCAGTTTGTCGGCCTTGTGCTTCTTGGCAGCGGCGCGCTCTGTGAGGGTGTCAATCTCTGCTTTGATGGCCTGCGACTCGCTGAGAAGCGTCTTGATATAGCAAGCAATATCATCCGCTTTTTCATCAAACTCGCCGTCTATACCCGCCAGCGTGTCCGAAATGGCCTCTTCCGGGATTTCACCGGACTCGATAGCCTCCAAAAAGTGCAACCTGGTTTCACTGATTTCGTAAAGTTTCATTTATAAAATTCTCCTTATCATCGTCAATATATGGGTCAGGCGGTTCCTGCCGCTCTCTCATACGCTCTGCAAAATCAAGGCCGTAATCATCCGGCATCGGTAAGCAACTCCTTTTCCAGATCATTTAGGGATGAGAGCAGGGCGCGAAGTTTATTTGCTGCGCCATAATTTCTAAGATAAATTGCCTCGCTATAAGCACCCATAGGCCGAATGGAAAGAGGGTGAAAATCCGGTACTGGACTATCGGTTCCTTGCTCTTTAGACGCGGTACCGTATCCATGCTCCCATCCATAGCAACACACTGCGCTACAATGATTATGCTCAAACGCTATTTGTGCGTTTGTAATTTGATTTATCCGCAGCACCCTTGCCACGCAATCAAGGACAAGCTGGTTTACTTCATTCATCTTGACAAATCCTCTCTTTCAGATTAGTATGTGGTTAAGATATTTTTGAGTGCGCCGTTAAGCTTTGCAGAGCTTGGCGGCTTTTTTCTTGCGCTCTCTCAGTTGTTTAAGCCGGGATTGATCTCCGCTTTTTGCATTGTCCTCGCGATCTGCTTCCTTGCATTCAGCAAGCCAGGATTCATACACGCCGGGGGCATAGATCATAAAGCGCCGCTTTCTTCGCATTGTTATCACCTCCTAGTAGCTTTGAGCACCCGATCTGTGCGGGCTGCGTTGATTTCATGGCCGATCTGCTTATCCAGTACATATTTGTACAGGGTACAAAACTTGTGGCAGGTAGGCTTTAGCTTGCACTTGCAACGGTAGCAAGGGTCGTACATGTTATCGCCTCCTTGGCTCCAACCTGATGCACACCGCCGTAGAGTAGCCAATAAGCAGGATAGATGCAATCAGGCCGATGTAGTTGGTTGTACCAGCAGATACGAGTAGCAGGCCAAAAGCAAGACAAAGGACATATACTGATGCGTTTTTCATAGGGCCTCCTTTCCAATGATGCCAGCGGCATGTGCTGTGATCTGCAATGCTTCGTCCGGAGTTAAAACCTCGCTCTCGGTGAGCATATCAACGAGTACACCAAGCAAGGCGGCGGCATGGTGGCGTTCGGTAGGTAAACCATTGATCTCGATCTTGCTGGTTTCAGGGTCAAACAGGGCTTTGGTTACCGCGATCTGAGGGATAGCAAACACGTCAATATTAAGCATCAGTACCCCTCCTTCGCGAGCCGGTAAGCATTGATATAGTTGTGCAATAACCAGGGATCGCCGCTGACGCACATCAGCCGTGTGGCTTCTTCTGCAATCAGGCTTTTCAGAGTTTCGAGCATTTGGCTTTCTGGCTCAA